ATGGGTGATAGATATATTAAAAATGGAATTATGTCTCCTAATGAAATCAGAAATGGATTAGGTTTACCTCTCTATGAAGGAGGAGATGCGGTCTATGTCGCATCGAGTCTTATTCCTATAGGAATTGTAGGAGAAACGGCTGAACAAGCTTCAGCTAGAAAAAAGAATGAAGAAGAAGTTAAGGACGAGGAAGAGGATGCAGCTAAAGAGGAAGTGGGCGAAGAGAACGGAAAAGAAGAAGAAGAAGAGGCAGAAGAATAATTATAGAGTTAATTTTAAGTTAGGGGTATCGAAAAGAATTAGCTATTAATGTAAATATGAGATTAGAGGATTAAGATTATGAAAGGTGTTATTTTAGCTGGAGGGGATGGAACAAGATTATATCCTTTAACTTACGCAGTTAATAAACATTTATTAAGAATTGGTAAAGCTCCGATGATTGAATATCCTTTGCGGAAAATGATTGAGGCGGGGATAAAGGATATTCACGTTGTTACTGGAGGGGAAAACTATCAGGGAGTAGTTAAGTATCTTGGAAGTGGTAGTCGTTGGAATGTAAGAATTACTTATTCTATTCAAGATAAAGCTGGCGGAATAGCAGAAGCATTGGGCTTAGCAAAAGCTTTTGTAGGTCAGGATAAGATGTTAGTCCTCCTTGGAGATAATGTTTTTGATATGAATCTCACCTCTTCGGTTAATTATTTTGACGACGAGTCAGCCGGAGGGGAAGCTTTACTGTTTAGTCATTATTCTTTTGCTCCAAATAGATTCGGAGTATTAAAATTTAAAGGAGATAGAGTTATTGATGTAATCGAAAAGCCTGAAAAGTTCATGGGCAACTTAGTCTTAGCGGGAATTTATATGTTCACTCCTGATGTGTTTGATGTTATTAAATGTTTGATACCAAGCAAAAGAGGAGAGCTAGAAATTTCAGACGTTAATCGTCATTATATAATGATTGAAAATTTTAGAGTTGTTCCTTTAAAGGGAAGTTGGACTGATTGTGGAACATTTGAGACATTAATGGATGCAGAGCAACAAGTTAGGCTTGAAAATGAGCAATGTTAAAAATTATGTAAATAAATCTAGGTCAAAAGCTAAAGCCTATTTAGCTAAAGCAAAGGCCCAGACTACTCAAAGGAATTGGCGTGATTCCGTAGGTTATATAAAATTAGTCAATGCCCAAGCTGCAGAGGTTTACAAGGAATTTCAAAGACAGAAGAATGGAGCGTTAAAGGTTTATAATCAAATAGCTCCTGCATTAGAAAAATGGTCTAAGAAAGAATATCCAGACATCTGGGAGAAAAGGCTTATCAATATAATAGTCATTCCTCCGGCAGAGGAATCTGAAATATTAGAAAAGATATCAGATAAAGACAGACGTTTAATAAATAAATTTATTAAGAGTTGGGATGCGAATGTTAAGCCAAAGAAGATAACTAGAATATTACAGGCTTGGGCCGTGAAGGCGGGTGTCGCTGGAGGTTCTCACGCCTTAAAAGTTCTAGGGGTAAATCTTAGTTTTAATTTAAGAGATAAAAATCTTTTGAAAGCTTTAATGTCTAGAGGAACTAAAATAACGGGAGGGATAACTAAAAAGACTTTAAAAGATTTTCAGAATATTTTAGTTAAGAGTTATGTTGAGAAAGGTATAAGTCCGTATGAAGTTAGAAAACAAATTAAATATTTATTCGAAGAAACGTATAAGCATAGAGCTATGGCAATAGCTAGAACGGAAACAGGAGTCGCTTCTTCTACTGTTCAGCATGCTACTTATAAAAATAATAAAGTTAAAAAGAAAAGATGGTTTGCTTTAGCTGATGATAGAACGAGAGAGAGTCATGCTTTTACCGACGGACAAGAACAGCTTATTGATGACCCGTTTGACGTTATGGGAGTATTAATGATGCATCCGCACGACAGCGCAGCTCCCGCAGATGAAGTTATAAATTGTAGATGTGATGAAGATGCTATCGTGGAGACTAAGATTGTAGACGCATCCGCTTGGACTGGCGGATAATGATTAGCGTCGGCGGTATGATTAAAAATATATTAAAAGAATACATTAAAGATAAGAATAAATTAAACGTATGTCTTAACAAAATTCTTGCTATTCTTAGAAATATTTCTTGGTATTAAATAGTTTCCTTGACAAATATATTGTGATGTGATATATTGTTAATTATCTGGAGGAATATTATGCCCGAACAAAATACGAAGAATATTCGTGTTCCCGTAAAAGGTGAAGAAAGTAAACATACTAACCATAAAATAAGAACTATTGTTGTATCTCAAAGTAAAGGGACTAAAGCCCTTTATTGTATTAGTTGCAAAAAAATTATAACCTATCTCTTCGTCAAAGCAAAAGACTGGACTATGGCTACGGCAGAAGAGTGGGCTGTTGAACATTCCAAAACAATCAAATCTCTTGAAGAAGTTCACGTAGACCAAATGGATGAATTTATGAAACTTTTGGTCACTAAGCAAGATAATTCGACCGAAGAATATTTACCTAATTCTCCTTCTTTTATTATGAATAAAGATAACGAAGAGGAGACTATGGGGTATTCTGAAGAAGATTTAAAAGCTAGAGGTGAAGGTCAAGGCCAAGGAGGCCAAAGGCAAGGAGATGGTGGAGCTTCTAAGTGTGTTTGTTCTAAGTGTGGAGCGGAGATAGTTCACAAAAAAGGTGTTTCCTGTTCTAAGCAGAAATGCCCTAAATGCGGTAACGTAATGGTGGGTAAGGCTTTGGAAGAAGATGAATCTGTAGAATCAATAGATGTGGTGAAAGTAGACAAGACTAAGCAGATAGTTTACGGAGTCTTTCTCGTTCCAGAAAAGGCTGACCACGATGGGGATGTGATTTCATCCGATGATATTGAGAAGGTTGCTCATGGGTTTCTCGTTGACTATCGAACAGTAGATGAAATGCATAAAAATATAATAGCAGCCGAAATTGTTGAATCTTCTATTGCGTGGAAGGATGATTTAGACTATCAGGGAAAGAAATTATCGAAGGGAACTTGGTTCGGGGCTATCAAGATTAACGACAGAGATGTGTGGGAAAAAGTTGTTTCAGGAGACTATAAAGCCTTTTCTGTTAGAATAGCTGGCATTAGAGAGCCTATAAAAGAGGAGTCATAAAATGACTAACCCTAAAGCTAAAAATAGATTACACGCATCAAGAGTGGATAGGATAGCTATTGTTGACCGTCCTGCCGTTCCTGATGCTCAAATACTTGTGTATAAAAGGCACAATGAAGATATTTCTGATGGATTAACTTCTATCATTGAAAAAGGAATATGGTCTACAGGCTTTAATGCGAGTTTTGTAATAAAAGGCACGCAAGCAGCAGTAGATGCTTTGGCTAATGAAGTTTATGATGCTATTTATGATGATGGAGACGCTAATCAGGGCGTAGCGATTAAAGAAGCTTTCGATGACTTTAGGGATGTTGTCGTAAACTTTCTTATGAAACTAGCGAAAAAGGTAAAAGCAGAAGAAGATGCCTCAAATAAGCTCACCAAAGAGGATATTATTAAGCCTTTTGCTAGAGGATTAACGCTTACCGCTATGGATAGTGTCTTTCAATATTTTAGATATAGCATTTCATCATTAGTTTTGGCTCATAAGATGATGGCTGAGCCAGAAGCGACCATAAATGACGTAATAAGTCAATTTGAAAAATTTATAACTGAATCTGCTATGGAAATCGTAGCGAATAAAAAAGAAGGCGATGAACCTGCCTTCGAAAAAGCTGGAAGAACTATATCTATGGCCCGGCTCGGAAAGATAAAAGAAGCCATTTCAGTATTGAACGATATGGTGGAGGAAACACACATCCGCTATAGCGAAAAGTCAAAGAAAAAGGAGGAGGAAAACACGATGGAATTGAAAGAACTTATAAAACAGTTTGAATCTCTTTCGGGTAAAATCGACTCCATTGTATCAGCTCTTAAGGGAAAAGGAATGTTGTTGAACGAAGAAGAGCTTGGTATATATACGGAGAAGAGCAAATCTGAAGAGAAGCTTAGAATTGAGACCGAAGGGGTTGAAACTAAAAAGCTTGACCTTATCGCAAGAGCGAAAGTTCTTGGGTTAGAAGAAAATGCTTCTGAATCTGATATTATCGGGGCCGAGAAGAAGGCTGAGATTGATGTTAAGAAAACAGAAGAGGATGTTATTGAGGCTGATAAGAAAAAAGCCGATATAGCTGAAGCTCGAATAGTGAAAATCGAAGCGGGGCTAGAAAACTTTGATAAGATTACTGCTGTAATCTCAAAGAAGTTTGGGCTAAAGACATCTAAGGACGAAGAAGTTGAGTCCGAGAAGGATAAGAGTGACGTATTCGGAGAAGCTATAACAGGTAAGGCATAAACCCTTAATGAGTAATTTTAAATGAAATTAGACGGGTAATTCCGTTCTTCTGTTTACGTAAAATGCTTATTAAGTTTAAGATAATTACAGAAGGAGGAAGATAAAAATGAGAATGACGATTGACCAAATTATTAACAAAGCTTTTACTGATACTGATTTGGCGAATGGTGGATTACTTTTGCCGGACCAAGCTGCAAAGTTTGTGCAAGGAGCCATAGACCGAACAGTCATTATTAAGGAATGTCGTAGAGTTCCGATGAAAGCTAATAAAAGGCAGATAGATAAAATGACTTATGGTTCTGCTGTATTACAAAAGCCAAATGCTGTAGGAACTGTGCCGACGACTACGACTAAGCCGACGACTACAAAAGTAACGCTTGACGCACAGGAGACTATTGTAGCGCTTGATTTAGGCTATGATGCCCTTGAGGATTCTATTGAGGGTAAAGGGATATTTGATACGATTTTGCAGTTGACTTCTAAGCAAATGGCGTATGATATCGATAACCTTTGTCTTAACGGCCTAGCAGATGGTGGAGCGACTTATTTAGATATTTTGGATGGTGTTTTTGAGCAGATATCTACATATACGTATGACGCTCTTGCAGCAACGCTTTCGGATACAATTCTTTTTAACACCTTAAAATTGATGCCCGGTAAGTATATTGATGAGGACGAGGCTAATATGAGATTTTACGTTAGTCATCTAGCAAGATTAGATTATGTAAAGGCTTTGGCCGATAAGAATGTGAACGATGCTTTCACTCGCTATCTTATTGAAGCAAAAGAACCTGCATATAATGGTATTCCTGTTAGAAAAGTTCCAGCGATTACGACTGAGAGCATTACTGAAGGAACAGGAACTTGTAATGGTTCTAAAGCACTTTTAATCAATCCAAAAAATATCGTAATGGGCGTTCATCGTGACATTATGTATGAGATGGAAAGAGTGCCAAGAAAGAGAATAGTTGAGGTTACTATAACAATGCGTCTCGACTTCAAGTTGGAAGAAGAGGGAGCAGCAGTTAAGGTAACTAACGTTAAGCATAGCGCTTAAGTTTAGGTAGATTATAATTAAAGAGGGTAGGGATTGCCCTACCCTCTTTTTTTTTAAAGGTAAAATAAAGAGGTTAATAAGTGCCAAAAATAAGACTTAAACAAAAATACGGGCATTATGGCTGTGGCGACCAATCATTTCATGCCGGAAAAGTTTATGAAGTTAGCAGTAAAATTGCGTATTATTTAGTAAACTCTCAAAAAGTCGCAGTTGAAGTTTCTGCCCTTGAAGAAAAAATCATCAAGGAGAAGAAGGTCTTAGAGCCTTCTCAATTTAATTCCCCTCTTTCCCCTCTTGGCTTAAATACTTTAAAAATAGCTTTAATACGTCTCGGTGGTATAGGAGACACTTTAGTCCTTGCAGGACAGGCCACCGCAATTAAAAGAAAATATTCAGACTGTAATATAACTCTTTACATAAGGGACTTAGCTTCTTCCGAGATAGTCCAAGGAAACAAAGACGTTGATAGGGTTGTTATGGCTGGAAATAAAATGTGGAATAGCCTATTGTCTCATATCCTTCAGCAAGATTTTGATATTGTCTATGATTCTAGATATATGACTAAAATTATTTTTAAAAATCCAGAAGATAATGAAGACGATATTGCGGAAAATGAAAAATTATTAGAACCTTATAAAGATGAATTTTTAGTTTTTCCTTTCAAGAACAATAATATTTATTCAAAAGAAAATTTAAACACTTATGATTTAGGATTAAAGACAGCTTTGTTAGAGGGTAGTCCCGATGATATGTTTGTCAATATAGATAAAAAAGATTATGATATGCTTTCTCTTTTAGAGAATGATGTTTATGTAACAGTTCATAATGGGTCTGATTTCGCTAGACAGACTAAATGTTGGGTGACGGCTTATTGGAATGATGTAGTAAAATATATTAAAAGTAGAGGGATGAAAGTTATACAGTTAGGCAATTCCTTGGAGGAAAAAATTGAGGGCGCAATAGATATGAGAGGAAAGTCTAATATCAAACAGACATCCGCCTTTATAAATAAAGCAAGACTGCATGTTGACACAGAGGGTGGGTTGGTGCACATAGCGAGAGCAGTTAGGACTCGGAGCGTTGTTCTTTTTGGCCCAACATCTTTTGGGTTTTTTAAATATGATGAAAATATTAATATCGAAACCCCCTCTCAATGTAAAGATTGTTGGTGGACG